GACTTAGAAGTACATGCTTCAGGTACAGAGAGTTTAATGGCTAACGAAGTACGTAGCCAACGCTTGATGCAGTTCTTACAAGTTGCACAGAATCCAGTACTTGCACCTTTTGCTAAAATGGATTATATTATACGTGAGATTGCTAAGAGTATGGACTTAGATCCTGACAAGGTAACTAACTCTATGAGTGACGCAGCTATACAGGCTGAGATACTTAAAGGCTTTCAAGCACCTGCACCACAACCAGCAGGTCCAGAAGGTCAGGGTGTACAGGACGTAGCAGATACTTCAGGAGGTGGAGGATCACAAATAGGTATGGGTACAGCGCCATTACCAGATGAACAAGGATTTACAGGTAATGCACCTCAAGCAGTTGGTTAATGATAAAGAATGCTACGAACAGTTTCAGAAACATATAGATGATTTAATAAATGTAAGACAACGTGCTTTGGAAACAGCCAATGAATCACATGTTATGCACAGACAGCAGGGTGCAATAGACGTACTAAGAAAGCTAAAGCTACTGAGGGAGACAGTAAACAGTGGATGAAGAACAAAAAAGTTTTCTAGATATTCTTACCTCTCCCCTGACAGGAGACTATAGAAAAAAGAAACCTGTTAGTGTTAAAGGTGCAGATGCAGCAATATCAATGACCCCTGTTGGGTCTGCTGTTGATATAGCAGAAGAGCTAGGTGAAGAAGATCCAAGCTATGCTAAGATAGGTCTTATTGCAGCAGGAGATGTACTTGGTGCGGCTATACCTGCAATAGGTCCAGTTGCTAAAACCTTAATAAAAGGTGGTGTTACAAAACTAGATGAAGTTGTTGATGTAAAAGATCTTACAAAGAATGCAGACTCAAATGCAATAGAAGAAATAGGACTAACTGATAAACAGCTAGAATCATGGAAAGCAGATAATTACGCTAAAGATAAATTTAGAATACCACCAAAGCCTGAACTAATGGAAGCTGCAGAAAAACTTCGTGATGGTAAGCTTAGTCAAGAAGAATATAGAACGCTATCAAATCAGTTACAGCCTATCATTACTATTGAAGAGATGCCAAAATTTCCTAGTAAAGAAGATGTTATACAGGCATTACACGCAACAGATAAACGCAAAGTAGAAAAAGGTATTGTAGGTGTAAATAAAACTATACCAGATGGAACACCTATATCTGCAAGACTAGACATTCCTGCATACAACGATACAGATACATGGATTGTATCACTGCATGATGGTAGTGAAAAGAGTGGAGCAACAGTAGGATATGCTCAGACAGCAGTTTTAAATGATGTTAAGTTTACTACAAACCCTTTAGCTGCTTCTGCTATTGCTTCAGGAAAACCAAAGACAACTATAGCTAGAATGAATGGTAGCTATGTAAATGCTGAACCAGATGAAGTATATGATTACACAAAAGAAATACTAGAAGGTAAAGCAGAAGGTTGGACACAAATAGGTATGAACCCTACTAGAGCGTCTTACTTTTATGATAAGTCAGATGGTATGCCTATTGTATCTGCTGAACAAGTATTACAGGTAGGACCACTTGTAATGGCATATAAGATTAAGAAAACAACTCCTGATGATGAGATGTTTCAATTCACAAATAAAAGAACAGGCGTAACAGGCAACTTTAATGAGGGCGGTATGGCAATAGAAGAACAAATGGCAATGAACTTTGGTGACGTACCTGACAATACAATAGGTATAGATCCTGTGTCAGGTAATGAGATACCAATGGGTTCAACAGCAGAGAATGTACGAGATGATATACCTGCTAACCTCAGTGAAGGTGAGATTGTTATAGCTGCTGATGTAGTAAACTATTGGGGTGTAAAACTATTTGAAGACCTAAGAGCGCAAGCTAAGATGGGCTACTCTGAGATGGCACAAGATGGACGTATAGGTGGTGAGCCTATGGAAGATGCGACTAGTGGTATTGGTATAGAAATATCATTAGAAGATTTAGATGTTGTAGAAGATGATGGTACTGAAGACGCTTTCTTAGGTAAGTTTTTTGCAGGTATAAGAGATGCTAACAAAAAAGCAAGAGAAGAAAGAGATAAACAAAAAGTTAGAAACATATTTAAAAATGCTGCAGACAAAGACAAGGATACTAAAACAAAAAACCAAACTAATGTTGAAAAAATGATGGCGGCATTTAGGGATGATAGTGATCAGAAAAAACCTAAAAGACCTACACTAAAAGAAAAACCCCCTACTTCAGATGATGCTGCTGGTCCTTCCATAGCTGAACAAATAAACTTTGGTGGAGACTATGGCAATACTACTCCTACGAAAAAAGCAGGTAATGTGTCAGGTGCATACAAAGCAAGACAGACACAATCAAACAATGAAACACAAAACATTAGATACTACGACAAAGGTTTTGTTGAAAGACTTTTAGAAGGTTTAGGTTTTGATGAGGGTGGACTTGTTGAAGGTGATCTTGAAGTAGAAGAAGAAGAAGAACAGCCTAGAAAAGTCTATGAGAAAAAGGGTGGCTTTGATATGAGAACAGCCACAAGAGTTCCTGATGTACAGATATATACATATGAAAATGCAGAAGGACACAGAATACACATAACTTATATAGACGGTGTACCTCAATCAGAAATACCTCCTGGATATGTACAAGTAGGTGATCCTGTTAATGTAAATACAGGAGATGGTGAAGACACTCCTACTGAACCTACAGAAGGTACTGGCGAAGAAACAGGAACTACACCATCTGAAACAGGAACATCAGGAGGCGGTGGTAGCAGCAGTAATGATAGTAGTTCTGATACTCCAAGCCCAGAAAACTTTAACTATAAAGAACTTTCTATTGCAGAGTTAAAAGATTTAGTAGATGAGATGTCTTCTATGGGTACGGCACTAGTAAAACTTAATCCTATAACAAAGTTAGCTGTTGGGTTTTCTCATAGTCAAACAAGAAAAGAAATAGAAAGAAGGATAAATGATCCAAGTGTCTCTGAAGTAGATAAGATGAGATTGCAACAATTACTTGAACTAGCTAATAGAGATCAACCCGGTGCTTTAAGAAGAATACTTGATAAAGTTACAGGTAATACATTAACAACAGCAGCAGGTCAGATACCTGATCCAAAAATACCTGATGTAGATTACAATGACCCTACTGAAGCATATACTCCTGATACACAGACATCAAGTACTTACAAGGCTCCTAATCCTACAAAAACAGCAGCAGAGATAATACAAGATGAAATTGATATTAAACGTATTCAAGATGAAATGGAGTCTGAACCACGTCCTAGGGATGATGATACTTTTGATGCTATGGGTGGCTACGATGGTTCTACTTACGATGAAGTACCACAGGTAGAAACAGGATCAGATACTGAACCTAGTTATACTGTTAATAAACCTACAGTAAGAGAGGATTCTAGAAAAGAAGCTGATGCTCAACGTAGAAGAGACAGACAGGAATCAAATAAAAATATAACAGGATCAACTGGTAGAAAAACAGATGTGGCAAGAAGTGCTACAAGAGGACTTAGCACCACTGAGAAGAAAGGTGGAGGAGGACTGGATAGCAGATTTGGCATAACAGGAATAGCAAAAGGTGGAATCGCGAGTAAGAAAAAGAAAAAATCCAAATAACTATAAGGCCACTCAGCTTCGGCTGACCCCAACATAAGGAAAAAACAAATGGCTACAAACGAAACTACAAAATCAATAGTAAAACCCAATGTTCCAAGAGTATTAATGGGCAGGGGCGGTTACATGAGTAATGAAGAGCGTATCAAGAAAGATGAAGAAGAGTTTCTTGCTATGAAAAAAGAAGCGTTAGGCGAAGAATATGAAGAAAGTACTGAAGATCAACCCAGTAGCGAAGAGTCTAAAGCTGAACCAGTACAGACAGAAAGTGATACCAAACAAGAAGAAAAACCAAAAGCAGAAGCACAAGAAGATGACACTGAACTAGGTCCAGAAGAAAAAAACTTTAAGAAACGTTATGGTGATCTGCGTAGACATACTCAGAAGAAAGAAGAAGAGTTTACTTCAAAACTAGAAGCATTACAAGCACAGCTAGATAAAGCAGCAAACAATGAACTTGTACTACCTAAGTCTGAAGAAGAACTAGAGGCTTGGTCTAAACAGTATCCTGATATAGCAGGTATCGTTGAGGCTATCGCTGACAAGAAATCTAAAGCTACAGCAAAAGATCTTGAAGCACGTATGGCAGAGTTTGAAGAGTTACGTGTAACTGCTACAAAAGAAAAGGCAGAAGTAGAACTTGTTAAAATGCATCCTGACTTTATAGAAATACGTCAAGATGATACATTTCATACATGGGCAGAGGACCAACCTAAGTGGGTACAAGATGCTTTATATGAAAATGTTGATGATGCAAAATCTGTATCACGTGTAATAGACCTGTATAAAATAGACAAAGGCATTACTAACAAGAAGAAAGTTAAACCTTCAGAAAAAGCAGCAGCATCTTCTGTTAAAACAAAAAGTACAGCAGCGCCAGAACCAGATGAGGCGGCTAATCATATTCGTGAATCTGAAGTAGAAGCAATGAATTTAAAAGAATACGAAAAGCGACAAGAAGAAATACTAGACGCTCAACGTAATGGAAGATTTATTTACGATATATCAAGAAAGTAGTTGACATTCTTGCTCACGTAGATACAACTATGGCATATACACAATAATTAAAGTGTGTATGCTTAATCAAGCACTAGCCACACAAAAGAACTACCTCTAAGTATAGGCCCAGCGCAAAGAGAAAGCGCATTCTCAAAGCATAGCTGACTACCCTAAAACAAAGAGCCTCTTCATGGTGGATATGTAGTGTACTAAACCCACGCCATATCTATAAGGAGATTTAACTATGGCTATTACATCAGCAAGTGGAGGCTTTTCAGGCAATTTCAGCCCGATAATGTACTCCAAACAGGCACAGATTGCTCTAAGGAGAGCAGCCGTGACTAACGCAATCACAAACAACTCTTACTTTGGAGAGATTGCAAATCAGGGTGACGTTGTACGCATCCAAAAAGAACCAGACGTAACTGTTAACGCTTTACAGCGTCATACAAACTTAACTGTACAGAAGTTAGCAGACGGAGACTTCTCGTTAACCGTTGACAAAGCTAATTACTTTGCTTTTAAAATGGATGACATCGAAGAGCAGTTCTCACACGTTGACTTCGTAAGCCTAGCTGCAGACAGAGCAGCTTACAAAATGGCTGACTCACTAGACGCTGACGTTCTATCTTACATGTCAGGTTACTCAGCAGCAGGTGCGGTAACCACATCTGTATCTGGTACTGCACAGCACCCAGTATCAGGTGAGATCAACGGTGAATTTTTAAAGACTCACCAGTTGAAGAAAGGTGACTTCGCAAGCATTACTACATCAAGTGCTGGTGACCATTCAATTCCATTGGCTATTCGTCTACCAGGCATAGCAACTGCGCCAACAGCGACAGTAACACCATTAACTGTTATTGCACGTATGGCTCGTACTATGGATGTAGCAAACATTGACTCACGTGATCGTTACTTAGTTGTTGATCCAATCTTTGTTGAAATGCTAAAAGACGAAGATTCACGTCTATTGAACGCTGACTTTGGCGGCAATGGTGAGCTAATGAATGGCTTAGTTGCAAATAACCTACACGGTTTTAAAGTGTACGTTACCAACGCACTTCCTTCAAAAGGAACAGGTGGAGGAACTTCAGGTGCAGCAAACCAAGACGCTAACTTTGGTGTTATCCTTGCAGGTCAAATGGATGCGGTAGCTACTGCAGAGCAGATCAACAAGGTCGAAAACTACAGAGATCCTGACTCGTTCGCAGACATTGTACGTGGTATGCACCTATATGGTCGCAAGATTCTACGCCCACAAGGGTTAGTTTCTGCCAAATACAACGTAGCATAATTATAAGTTAAACTTAGAGGCTGGCTTTTGCTGGCCTCTTCGTGCATTTAACAAAGGGATATTCTCATGGGTACTATTACTACAGCAATGTGCAACAGCTTCA